CGACAAGAAGATCATTGAGTTTGCTAGGCTTGTGGAGAAAGAACTTGAATCCCGTTAGCATATCGACAGTGCTCAATAAGAGTGGTGTAATGACGATGTATGTTCTAATGGATGACGGTACTATTCTGAAAAAGGCAGAAGATGAAAACCGATGGTCAGAGGCGGGTAGTGTTCTTGGACATAGAAACGACAACGGATCACAACCAGATCCACCTGTGCGTAACAAAGGATCAAAGAAGCGGAGTAGTTGAATGTCATCGCAAGGCAGAAACTTTATTAAAAACATTAGAGGACAAACCTTTACTAGTGGCGCACAACGGAATCTTCTTCGACTTCCCGATATTGAACAGGCTATGGAATACGAAGATAGTTCCATCGATGTGCATCGATACCCTAGTCATGTCAAGGCTGATGAATCCAAGCCGAGAAAACGGACACAGCCTCGCAGCGTGGGGAACAAGTCTAGGAAAAGAAAAGATTGATTTCAAAGACTTTGACAGTGGCTGGTCACAAGAAATGCAGGACTACTGTGTCCGTGATGTTGAGGTGTTGGAAAAAGTCTACTATGCTTTATTAAAGGAGAAAGAGCAATATGGATTCTCGCAAGACTCCATCGAACTTGAGCACCAAGTCGCAATCGTCATCGCAAAGCAAGAGCGAAACGGTTTTAGATTCGATCTGCCTACGGCTATGGTGCTTCTGGCAGGACTTAAAGATAAAATGGTATCAATTGAGGCATCCCTACAGAGCATCTTTCCTCCAATCATTACCGAGCGAACAAGTGAGAAAACAGGAAAGAGACTCAAGGACGATGTCGAAGTCTTTAACCCAGGCTCAAGGCAGCAAATCGCCAAGCGGCTCCAAGAGAAAGGTTGGAGGCCAACAAAGAAAACCGAAAAAGGCCAAGTGATTGTCGATGAATCTACACTGGCGGGAGTTGATATACCAGAAGCAAGAGCCATTACCGAATACTTACTCATTCAGAAGAGGGTGGCTATGGTTGAGTCCTGGATTGAAAGTGTATCTAACGACAACAGGATTCACGGTAAGGTCATCACCAACGGAGCAGTCACAGGCAGAATGACACACCACAGCCCTAATATGGCTCAGGTGCCATCGGTTGGCTCAGAGTATGGTGTTGAGTGTCGTAGCCTCTTCACGGTTGAGAAAGGCTATAAACTGGTTGGCTGTGACGCTGCATCGCTGGAGTTAAGAATGCTGGCACACTATATGAAGGATGAGCAGTATGCTAGAGAAATCGTTGAAGGTGACATCCATACAAAAAACCAGACTGCGGCAGGTCTTGAAACTAGGGCGCAAGCCAAGACATTCATTTACGCTTTACTCTATGGCGCAGGGCCTGCCAAGATCGGGAAGATTGTTGGTGGTTCGGCAGCGCATGGTCAGAAACTCATCGATACTTTTCTTCGGAACACGCCAAGCCTCAAAAGACTTCGTGACAAGGTTGAGAAGTTATCGGTACAAGGATCGCTTCCAGGTCTTGACGGTAGGAGACTATTCATTCGTTCCTCACACGCAGCACTCAACACGCTACTGCAGGGTGCTGGTGCGATAGTGATGAAGAAGGCTCTTGTGTTGCTGGATGAGCAACTTCGGCGGTACAAGTTAGATGCTAAATTTGTAGTCAATGTGCATGATGAGTTCCAGTTAGAAGTCAAGGAAGAACACGCACAAAGAGTAGGGGAATTAGCAGTTGACAGTATTAAAAAGTCTGGTGTAGTATTAGGACTTCGGTGTCCCCTTGACGGGGAGTACAAAATAGGGGACAATTGGTGTCAGACGCATTAACAGAGTTTGAAGACTTGGGAGATCCTGAGTCTGCTATATTTATTGCCGTGATCGATGGCGCAGTCCATATTGCTTACTCAAAGGACTTAGCCGCCGACTTCGACAATATGCTTGACATTTTGGAAACAGCCGCTAAAATGGTAGAATCTGCCAATGCGGATGAGTCTAAACAACTAATTCATTGACCTTAAAGGAGAATCAAATGAATGACGTAGCAAAGCCAGTAAAAGTAAAAGCCACGATTATGTGGTGCTTTCATAATAAGCCTAACGAGATGTCTAACAAGTTCCAGGTTGATCTGTGTAACCTGTCAGACAACGCAGTTAAGGCTTTAGAGTCGTTGGGTCTGGAAGTGCGTAAGCGTGAAGACAAGCCAGAGAAAGGCTTTTATATCACCTGCAAGAGCACTGTCCCGATGAAGGTGTTCGATGCCGGTGGAAACGATCTTAGTACCGTATCCATTGGTAACGGATCTACGGCAACAGCCGTGGTTGGGTCTTACGAGTGGTCTTGGAAAAACAAGAAAGGTGTTTCTCCATCCATGACTAAGTTAGTAATCGATAGTTTGGTGGCCTATGAAGCAGACGCTGAAGAAGCCGAAGAAGTGCTGTAAACATAACCGAAAGGACAATTATGTATATCATCCGTTTTAATAATAAGAAGTTATCGCTGAAGTCTCTAAGTGGTTTCAAAAACTACGAAGCAGCACGCAATGCTCTTCGTAAGTATCTTCGTGCTAAAGGACTGAGCCGTATTCACGGACAACTCGGTTACTCTATCGCACGAGTTTAATCAGTGATCGCACTTGTTGATGGCGACATTATCGCCCATATCATCGCTCATGGTTGCGAGGACTATGACGATAAGACCGCTATCAGCAAGTGCTCTGAATATCTTGAAGACCTTGTCTATATTCATGCTGGTTGTGACGATGCTGATGGTTGGCTTACAGGTTATCAGAACTTTCGTATCCCAATAGCAAAGACCAAGCCCTACAAAGGCAACAGAACACAAGAGAAACCTAAGCACCTAGACTTAATTAGGACCTACCTAAATAGTGCTTGGAAGTTTTCGATAGAGCAGTATCAGGAGGCTGACGATGCCATCGGCATTGCTGCCTACGAACTAGACCCAGAGGACTACGTTATCTGCACCACAGACAAGGATCTGAACATGATCCGTGGCTGGCACTACAACATGAAGCGTAATGAGAAGTTTTGGGTGGATGAAGACGACACGCTGTATAGTTTCTACACACAAGTGCTCACTGGAGATCGTGTAGACAATGTGCCTGGACTGAAAGGCATTGGGCCTAAGAAGGCCGAGAAGATTCTAAAAGGCTGTAAGACAGAATACGAGATGTATGATGCAGTTTTGAAAGCATACGATAACGATGAAACCTACTTAACGGAGCAGGCACAACTATTATGGATACGAAGAAAACCAAATCAGGTTTGGAAAAAGCCCCGGTAGTCTATATTGAATGGGTTGACGCAGTCGCAGATGCAGGGTGGCAGGAAGGGACAAAAACAGAGATACACAAGTGTTACACGCTTGGCTGGATTGTGTCAGAAGCAGACGATGCGATCTGCGTTGCAAACACAGTCAGCATGGACTCCAGTAACGCAAGGATGCACATACCGAAGTCGTGGATCAAAACAAGAAAGGAAGTCAACATTGAAACCATCCTCAGCGAAGGCAAAAGGCCGAGTACTGCAGCAGTCCGTAAGGGACCTAATAATCGCAAAGTTCGGACTGGAGCCTGATGATGTTCGTTCAGTTAGCATGGGCGTGTCGGGAGAAGACTTGCTTCTTAGTCCAGCAGCCAGACGGAAGTTACCAATCAGTGTGGAATGCAAGTCCAGAGCAAGCATCTCGGTATATGGACATTATCAACAAGCGAAGGACAACTGTAGAGGATTTGAACCAGTGCTCGTCATCAAGCAAAACAGAGATAAGCCCTTGGTTGTGGTAGACTGTGAATACTTCTTTGAACTACTTAGAAAGGTAAGCAATGACAACTTATAGATTTATTTATGAAGGCCAAGAGTTTGATGACAGTTTTGACAGTCCGTTTCCATCAGAATCGGTTATCGAAGCACGGCATGACTTTGACAGTGACCAGCCTTGGCATCCGATCCTGTGGCAGTTTTGTCGCTTCCTAGAGCACATTGGCTTTGAAGGTGTGCGTGAAAGAGTCAAGATCGATGCTGATGTCAACGAATGCCTGTTCCAGCGTTTCTACGATGAGAAGCGTTACACAGAAGAAGATGTGCAGGAATACTTCGATGCTCTGAATGAGGACAGCGAATGAAACTATTGATGCTAGACATCGAAACAAGCCCCAACACTGCACACATCTGGGGCCTTCGTGACCAGTATATCAGTCCTGAGCATTTGCTAGAGTCTTCCTATGTCCTGTGTTGGGCTGCTAAGTGGTACGGCACAAAAGAGGTTCTGTTTGATTCTGTGTTCAAGACTAAGCAGCCAAAGGCTATGCTTCAGCGGATACACGATCTGATCTCTGAGGCCGATGCTGTGTGCCACTACAACGGCACTAGGTTTGATATTCCTGTGCTGAATAAAGAGTTTCTGTTGCATCACCTAGCCCCACCTGCGCCGTACAAGCAGATTGACTTGCTAAAGGTAGTTCGCAAAGAGTTCCGTTTTGCAAGCAATAAACTAGACCACATTGCACAGCGGCTTGGCTTGGGACAGAAGACTTCACACGAAGGTTATCAGTTATGGGTCAAGTGCATGAACAAAGACCCTGTTGCGTGGAAAGTAATGGAGAAGTACAACAAGCAGGATGTTCTACTGCTGGAGAAAGTCTATGATCGTCTGCTACCTTGGATTAAGTCTCACCCTAATCATAACCTCTTCAACGGTCACGGTTGTCCCAACTGTGGAAGCGGGAGACTGCAAAAGCGTGGCTTCACCTACACAACCACCGGAACCTTCCAAAGATTCCAGTGTACAGATTGTGGTTCCTGGTCCAAATCCACCAAAGCAATAAAGGAACACGCCAATGTCTCAGCAGCATAAAACATTAGCAGACTATATTGCATCTAAGCAGATCGGAGGCGATCACTATAAAAGCGGGATTCAGCCTTGGGACGTCTTCCTTGATTGGAAGTTAGACCCTTGGCTGTGTAATGTAGTAAAGTATGTGCAACGGCATCACAAGAAAAATGGTAAAGAGGACTTGCAGAAGGCTTTACACTATCTTGAGTTTGCAGTAGCGAATTATGATAAAATAAAAGAAGCGTATTACGGGGGGAAATGATGTCGTTAACACTGAGGGACATAATGGAAAGGATGGCTAAACTTGACGAGATAACACTGCTGGAGGTACTGGACATATCATCAGAAGAGATTATTGAGAGGTTTGCTGATAAGATTGAAGATAAGTTTGAAGAACTGGAGATTGATTTAGATGACTAAGATGACACCCTATTCTGAGTTTATTGCTAAGAGCCGATACAGTCGGTTTCTGCCTGAGATGGATCGCCGTGAGCACTGGGAAGAGACAGTGAATCGCTACACCACATTCATCTATAAACACCTGCAAGAGAAGCACGATTATAAGATGCCTGATGAAATATATCGTGACATCCGTGATGCAATAGTGAACCTAGAAGTTATGCCTTCTATGCGTGCTATTATGACCGCCGGCAAGGCACTAGAGCGTGATAACACCGCAGGTTACAACTGCTCATATCTACCCATCGATGACCCTAAAGCATTCGATGAGGCTATGTATATCCTGCTCTGCGGCACAGGAGTAGGCTTTTCTGTGGAGCACAAATATGTTAATCAATTACCTGAAGTCCCGGACCAGTTGTTTGATTCTGAGACTGTTATTTCTGTTGCGGATTCCAAAGAAGGATGGGCAAAGGCACTACGCCAACTCATCGCTTTACTATACTCTGGGGAAGTGGCAAGGTACGACCTATCCAGAATTAGACCTGCAGGAGCCAGACTCAAAACCTTTGGAGGACGTGCCTCTGGTCCAGGGCCTTTGGACGAACTTTTTAAATTCACTACTGCCAAATTTAGAGCAGCCGCAGGTAGAAAACTTACATCAATCGAGTGTCATGATATTCTGTGTAAGATCGGGGAAGTTGTTGTTGTGGGTGGAGTACGCAGATCTGCAATGATTAGTTTGTCTGACTTAGAAGATGACCGCATGAGAGGAGCCAAGAGTGGAAATTGGTGGGAACAAAACGCACAAAGAGCACTCGCTAACAACTCAGCAACTTATGTTACTAAACCAGATATTGGACAGTTTCTTGCAGAGTGGATCTCCCTATACAACAGTCACTCTGGAGAGCGCGGTATCTTCTCACGAGCCGCAAGTAAAAGTCAGGCTAAGAAAAACGGCAGGCGTGATGGAGATTACGATTTCGGAACTAACCCCTGTAGCGAAATCATATTACGTCCGTATCAGTTCTGTAA